CTATTACAAACCGTTTGCACATCAGAAAGAAACTTCGGCGTTCCTTACGTTACACAAGCGAGCGTTTTGTTTTAACGAGCAGGGGACGGGCAAGACTGGCAGCGTTATATGGGCAGCAGACTACCTACTGTCTATCGGGGCTATCAAGCGTGTGCTTGTGATCTGTCCACTGTCTATCATGCAGTCGGCGTGGCAGAATGACTTGTTCAGATTTGCTATGCACCGCACCGTTGCCATCGCACACAGTTACACCAGAGACAAACGCATACAAGCTGTTAACAGTGATGCCGAGTTTGTGATTGTGAACTATGACGGACTGAACATTATTCAGGACGCAGTAGCTAAGGGTGGGTTCGATTTAGTTGTTATTGATGAGGCTAACGCATACAAGACTGTCTCCACAACTCGTTGGAAAACTTTAAACGCTATCGTCAAGCCTGACACATGGCTGTGGATGTTGACGGGTACACCTGCATCACAATCACCTACGGACGCATACGGTCTAGCTAAGTTGGTTGCACCGAGCCGAGTGCCTAAGTTCTATGGGTCGTTTCGTGACATGGTGATGCAGAAGATCACACAGTTTAAATGGATGCCCAAGCCTAGCGCAGAGAACATCGTGCATGATGTACTGCAGCCTGCGATACGGTTCACGAAGGATGAGTGTCTGGACTTACCCGACATGACCTACACCATACGCGAAGTACCACTGACCGCACAACAGCTTAAGTACTACGAGATCATCCGTAAGAACATGCTCGCTACAGCAGCAGGGGAAGACATCACTACCGTTAACGCAGCAGCTAACCTAAACAAACTGTTGCAACTCTCATGCGGTGCTGTGTATGCGGATAGTGGGGAGGTCGTTGCGTTTGATGCGTCTACTCGTATCAACGCTCTAAAAGAAGTTATAGAAGAAGCAAGCCACAAGGTACTTGTGTTTGTACCGTACCGGCATGCTATTGAGTTAGTTACAAAGGAGCTACGCAAGGATGGTATTGAGACAGAGATTATTAACGGCGCAGTATCAGCGTCGAGAAGGACAGAGATATTCGCAGACTTCCAAACCTCCGATAAACCTCGAGTCCTTGTTATTCAACCTCAAGCAGCAGCGCACGGCGTCACGCTCACAGCAGCAAACGTAGTGGTGTGGTTCGCACCCATCACCTCAGTAGAGACTTACTTACAAGCTAATGCTCGTGTCCATCGTGCAGGGCAACATAACCCATGTACCGTTGTGCAACTGCAAGGCTCGCCAGTAGAGAAGAAGATGTACAAGATGTTGGAGTCTAAGGTGGACATCCACAATAAGATGATTGATCTTTATAAAAATGTTTTGGAGGAGGTTGACACTGTATAGTTATAGTACTAAAATCTAGACGTAGTTAAAAACATAAAGGAAGAAGAGAATGGAAAACATAACAGCAGATAAGCTGGTCAAGATTTATATCAAGATAAGAGACAAACGCGCAGAGCTTACTAAAGAAGCCGATGCGCTTGAAGAGCAACAGAACATTATCCAAGCCAAACTACTTGAGATTTGCAAGGATACTGGCGCAGAGAGTTTGCGTACTGAGTTCGGCACAGTCACGCGTCGTATATCAAAACGCTATTGGACAAGTGATTGGGATTCGTTCTACGAGTTTATGAAAGAGCATGACGCGATGCAGTTGTTGCAGCAGCGTGTGTCCAATGGGAATATGGAACAGTTCCTAGAGGAGAACCCCCACATACATCCACCGGGGCTAAATGTGGATGCTTCATTTGCAGTAACCGTTCGTCGTAAATAGGAGAAGATGTAATGAGTAATGATCTTGCAATGCTTGATGTTGGCCTTCCTGCGCACTTGAAGGCTTTGGAGCTTGATGACACAACTAAAGCCCTTATGGGTGGTGGCGGTGGTGGAAGCAAGCGTATCTCTATTGAAGGTGGTGTATGGCGTCTACTGGTTAACGGTAAAGAGATTGCTCAAAAGGAAGAGCGTAACCTCAATGCAGTTATCATAGCGGCTTCACCAAAAGTATCACGCACGTTCTATGCAGGTGTGTACAAGAAGGGTCAGTCCACTGCCCCCGACTGTTGGTCTGCTAACGGCGACTATCCTGATAGCGCGGTTAAAGAGCCTCAAGCTAAGTCGTGTGCTACATGTCCACAAAACGTAAAAGGTTCTGGTTCAGGTGAGACTCGTGCTTGCCGTTTCTCGCAGCGTCTTGCTGTGGTTCTGGACAACGACATCGGTGGCGATGTATTTCAACTGACCCTACCATCAACATCAATCTTTGGTGAAGGTGAGACAGGTAAGTGGCCTCTGCAAATGTACGCCAAGATGATTGGTAGCAAGGGTGTGCCTATCACTGCGGTTGTAACTGAGATGCGCTTTGATACGTCGTCTTCTACACCGAAGATTACGTTTAAGCCGGTACGCTTCTTGGAGTCCAATGAGATCCAAACAGCTATTGAACAAGGTAAGTCAGACGCCGCTCAGAAGGCAATCACGATGACTGTTGCACAAGCCGATGGTATTCAGAAGCTAGCAGCGCCCGTACCACAAGCACCTGAAGCTAAAGTCGAAGCTGCACCTGTTGAAGCTGAGACTGAGCCAGTCAAAGTAACTAAGAAGAAAGATGAACCTGCTCCTAAGAAAGACCTTGGTTCAATCCTTTCCGATTGGGACGATGACGACAAATAAGGGGTTGCTATGCCAAAGGGCTACTTAAGTTCTTTTGTCAATGATGTCAAGACTGCAGATCAAAAGAAAATTGGTGTGCGTCTTGCTTTATGTTGCATCTCTAATGACATACCCGTAACTGATATAGCGGAGTATTTCGGGGTAACCCGTATGACCGTATACGCATGGTTTCGTGGTAAAAATAACGTCCCTGAGAAGCATCGTGAAAAAATGAAAAAGCTCGTTGACAAATTGAGTTAGCGTTGTAGCAGGAAGAGCTAGGTTAGCTACCGAAGAGGGTGATGCCGTCCACCCCTGCTCTATCCTTTTTAATGACGGACAAGGACGGCTATGTTAACGACGAATGAATTTCTGTCCGCAGTGCTGCCTCCAAGCGGTACGTACTGCGTGGTAGGACTAAAAAAAGATGAGAAGCCAAAACAAAAGTTTGTAGAGTCAATAGAAAAAGTAGAAGAGCTAGCCAAAGAATTAGTAGCAGTGCAATACGATGCGTACTTTGCACTCGCCTCATTTACGGATGTTGCCGAAGGGCGCACCTCGAAGAACGCTGCGCAATTTAAATCTTATTTTCTTGACCTAGACTGTGGACTTGGTAAACCGTATGCCGATCAAGCTGAAGGGCTGTCGGCACTTAAACAATTTCTTAAAACTACAGGGCTACCCAAGCCTACTATAGTTAACTCAGGGCGTGGGGTGCATGCGTATTGGGTACTGGATACAGCAGTTGAGCGAGATGTATGGAAGCCGTTAGCAGAACGACTCAAAGCTCTGTGTGAAAAGCATAAGCTGCATGCTGATCCTGCAGTGACCGCCGACTCTGCTCGCATACTGCGTGTGCCCGGCACATTTAATTACAAGAACCCTGAGTCCCCGCTAGAAGTGCAAGTACTTGTTGTAGGTACGCCTGTATCTAACAGTGTGTTCGAAGCACTCGAAGCACCAGAAGTTGATGTGTTTGCCGGTATGGGTGGACAACCATTTGTTCCTAAGCAGATGGATCCCCTTACTCTTGCGTTGATGGGTAACAATCAGTCTAAGTTTAAGACCATACTCATCAAGAGCGTGGAAGCCGAGGGCAAGGGCTGTAATCAGATATTGCAGATATACGAAGCACAGAATAATATTGAGGAACCCCTTTGGCGGGCAGCGCTTTCTATCGCCCAACACTGTGTAGACCGAGATAAGGCTATCCATGCAATATCCAACAAGCACCCAAATTACTCAGCAGCGGAGACTGAAAGAAAGGCTAGCGAGACTCGAGGCCCGTACACCTGCATCACCTTCAGGAAACTCAACGCTTCCGGTTGTGAAGGATGTACCCACAAAATATCGTCGCCTATTATGTTGGGTAAAGAGTTTGCTGAAGCGACCGAAGAAGACAACATAGTTGAAATTCCTGAGACCGAGACCGCCCCTGCACAAACAGTAGTCATACCCAAGTACCCTTTCCCGTTTGTACGAGGCAAAGTCGGGGGCGTCTACATCCGTAAGAAAGACGAAGAGCTTGGGGACATGGAAGAGCTTATCTATCCTTACGACTTCTATGTAGTCAAACACATGAGAGACCCCGATGTAGGCGTGACACTGCTCATGCGCTTGCACTTACCCAAAGACGGTATTCAAGAGTTTATTATGCCGTTGGCTGCAGTGATGGCTAAAGACAGATTCAGAGACACAATCGCATCGCATGGCATTGCTGTGCTAGGTAAAAAACAGGATTTACTAATGGCTTACATAACACGATGGGTAGAAGAACTACAAGCTTCCAACGAAGCTGAGAAAGCACGTAGGCAGTTTGGTTGGTTGCCAGATGACTCCGCATTTATTCTTGGTGATAGAGAGATCAGAACTACCGAAATTAAATACAGCCCACCTACTGCAACGACGCTACCGCTTATACCTACGTTTCGTCCAAGGGGAGACTTCCATATATGGAAGGACGTAGTGTCTTACTATCGCACCGAGGGTCTGCAAGCTAAAGCGTTTGCGTTGTTCTTGGGGTTTGGTAACGTCCTACTGAAACACACAGCAGTAAAAGGATACTTACTAAGCCTTAAGTCACAAGGTTCAGGTTCAGGTAAGACCACTCTACTCAACGCAATCGGTAGTATCTATGGCAACCCGGTTGAGCAGCTCATGCTTGTGAAGGATACATATAACCAAAAACTACAGCGTATCGGAACGTACCAACACATACCAATCTTGTTCGACGAGATGACGAACATGGCACCAGACCAAAAGTCTAACCTTGTGTACGACATCACTGAAGGTCGTGGCAAGAACCGTATGAGGTCACAAGACAATTCCGAACGCATTAACTTGACGCACTGGGCAACCGGATTAATTACAACATCTAACCGTTCTTTGCGCGACGATTTACTTTCAATCAAGAGCTTTCCCGAAGCGGAGTTGATGCGCCTACTGGAGATGCACATTGCCAACGATCCTAACGGAGATACAGCTTGGTCACGCACACACTTTGGTCGCCTCGAACATAACTACGGACACGCTATTGTGCCGTTCGTGCAGTACGTATCTGCGCATTTGCCTGAAGTTATAGAGTTTATGGGTAAGATCCAGTCAAAGATTGAGCATGCAGCTGAGATGCGGAACTCAGAACGCTTTTGGTCGGTGATGGCTACGCTAGCTATAGTCGGCGGCATGATTGCAAACAGACTGAACATTATTGATATCCCGCACAAACCCGTGTTGGACTTTATCGTTAACCATATCAAGGACGCTAGAGTTCAGAACCGCATCATGCTGTTAGACAATAGCGACTTCTTAGGTAGCTTCTTGCAGCGCAAGTTCCATGAGATTCTGGTTATCAATGGTACAAAAGATGGCAAGACCGGACTAGAAACTGGACCGATTCGTGAGCCTCGTGGGGCGCTGTCGGTGCGGTATGAGCCTGATACAAAACTTTTGTATGTGGTGTCTAAGGTTTACCGCGAGGAGTGCAACAAGGGTCAGTTGAACTTTGAAGAATCACTAGGGATGTACAAGAAGAACAAGGCTTTCCTTGGCATAAAGCGCAAGCGTATGGCGGCTGGAACAATTATTAACACAGACGTTAACGCACCAGCCCTTGTGTTTGATACGACTAAGCTATCGTTCTTCCGAGAAGAGGCACTGCTCAATGTTAAAGATTCTGAATCTGACAATACTTATCCCGTGGATGAAACTTGAGCCGGGCATGTCGGTATTCATCCCGTGCCTTGATCGTAAGCGGCACATTAAGACGTTGCAGAGAGAAGCCGCCCGTATTGGTTACAAAGTAGTTTGTAAACAAGTTGTAGAAAACGGCAAGTATGGCTTGCGTTTATGGAGGGTTGAGTGATATAGTTAGCCCACTCTTCTCCTTGACTCTCCTTGGTCTAGGCTTTACCCCGCCCTTGTGCGGGGTTCTTTTTTAATAACCCGCCATACTCCGTAGTTTGTAAACATTCTGCAGCATGCGGTCTTCTGCAACTTTGAGACGTTGTAGCTCTGCGGTCTTACGTTCCGCATCCATGCGGCTCTCTGGGAAAGATCGAATCTGCTTCTCGTATTCGCGCAGTTTAGTCAACTGATTACCTATATTATTGACCTGCCCCTGCAACCTGAGTAATGGCAGCTTCTCTTGCATATACTCCCGTGCTTTTTCTGGGGACTCTTTCTTGTAAGCGTTAAGCGTCTTGACCGTGCGAGCTACTTCTTCCCGCAACTCGTAGAAGTCGTTCTTCATAGCGTTGCCGTACTCGCTGGCAAAAAATGTACCCATGCCGGGAATTTGCCGCAACACATCACGGTCACTTTTCTCAGGCTTAGGTACGCCCGAATCTCCCATGATCGCATTAGTACCAAGTAGCAAGACACCACCTACCGACCCCGCATAGCCTTTAATCAAGTGGTCAATCTCTACGGGCGCTAAGATACCCAACTTACCCAAGAGCTTCCCAAGCTCAGAAGTCGATGCAGTGTACTGAGCTTCCTTATCCAGACCAGCAATACCTTTACCAACCAGATCACGTCCAGTAAAGAAGTTGTGATTTATACCGACTTCAACCGCTGGCTTGATAAACTGAGGCACAACCGTTGGGCTTAATATCGCATTGGCTAGAGCTTCTGACATAGCACGGCGCACCTTTTTACCATCCGTGAATCCGTTGTCAGTCATATTCAGATACGAGTACTCAGCTATAAGTTTAGGAAACATTGTCATGTCGCTACGCAACGGCAACATAAACCCTGTGCCGGGAATCAACAGGTGCTTATCACGCACTTGGGGATCCATCTTCTCGTAGTCATCATCACCGCTCACCATAGCCGAGTACATGAACGCCAGCGCGGTCACCATCATAGTGTTCCACGCCAAAGTCTTGTAAGCTGCCGCACGTTCGGTAGGTGTAATACTGCGACCAGCCAATACTTTAGCGGTTACGTTCATAGCCTGTAGGTATGCGCCAAAGAACGGCACCAACTGTTTACCTACGTTGACCAGACCGTTAGCACCAGAACGCTTAAAGTTAATGATCTCAAACGCCCGCTCCATCGCAGCAGACTCATCACCACCGACAACCGAGCCATCCTTCTGGCGCTTACCGCCTGTTTCAAGCAGCGTGCGGTTGTACAGCGCCTGACGCACCGCGTTATCCGAAGCCATAGAGAACTTCTCTAATGGAGTAAGCAGCTTCTGAAACACAGACTTCTTTTTAAGTCCTGTAGCAATCTCTAAGTTGTTGGTAGATATAGCCGACATGTAATCATTAATACCTACAACACCTGCACGGGACAGGTATTTGCCTGTGGCGTTACCCCCAAACAAGATGTTTATAAACTGACGCATAACTTCAATCGGGATCATCAATGGGTTCTTAAGCCCAGAGGTCAGCATGGCAGCAAACGAGTCTTGGGATAACTGACTTACCGAGAACAAAGGGTTCAGTACAATCGACTGGCGCAAGAAATTCGTAGCTTTTGAGACATCTCTCAATATAGGAAGCGCTACCGTCTCCATACCTTCAAAGGCATGCACGAACAATGGATCGGCAAACCTAACACGCTTGCGTTGCCCGTTCTCCCACATACTCACTACGTTATCACTGCGCTTAACCGACTCATCCTGTCTGATATCTTCAACCTGATCGGGCATGATATCTTTAACTGTGCCATACATATTCAAGGCAGTACGGTTACGCACGGCACGGGACACAGTGTAGGTTGTCCATAGCGCCATGTTGCCAAATACGTCGGCTACAGGTTGGTCACTACCTTTAATCTTAAAGCCCTTTGCAAAGTCGATAAACCCATTAGGATACTTACGTGGGCCTGAACCCGCCTCTAACTGATCCTCACGATAGAACGGTACAAAGTCCATATACTTCAACAGATCATCCGCTTGTTCACGGCTGTACAAACCATTCTCTACTGCAACATCCATAGCGTTCTTACGGATGCCATTCCACATAGTCTGCACTTCACGCAAGCCGTCAATCATATCGAACAACTTTTTACCAGCAGCGACTTGATCTTTAGTCATGTGGCTGTAGAACTCTGGATTAGACTTAGCTAAGCCCTCAACACGCTCTGCAATGAAAGCTGTATTAGCATAGTTGCGCAGCTCAGCATCTGTCAGCCCGTTGCGTTTGGCAACATCAGACATCAACCCCATCATATTCTTCCAGCTATCTTTACTATCTTGTGCAAAGAATTTAAATATCTTAGGGTCGTACTTAAGCGCACCGTGTTCCAAGAACTGCATAGCCAAGGCATCTGAGTGCAACGCTTGAGATGTACTAATCTTAGTCATCACATCCTTGATGACATTCCAATCCCGCTTTTCTTTACCAAGTTCGCGACGAATAGCGTTGTTAAGACCCGCATCAAATGACAGCGCACCTGTTTCAAACTTATCAAGCCAAGTAGTTACCCGCCGCGCCGCCTCTGTCTCACTAGCATTGCCATTTTCTTTAAGCGCTGTACCAACTGGGCTTGGGTTTTGCTTGGTAACATCTTTGCCTCCAGCGGCTTTAAATGTAGCTTCAAATTCAGCTTTACGAACCACATTAGCAGCGGGCGGAGCTTTGGCAGTACCTGAAACTTCTTGTTGGTACCCACGACCAATATTCATCGCACGTTCTACGTTAATGACTGCTTCACCAAGCGCGTTGTTTTGCCCACCTCTTAATCCAAGCACCTCCATAACCATACGCGCAAACTCTTGAAACACATTGCGGTTCTTGTATGGTATCTGCATGAGCGCAGCTTGAAACTCCGGGTTAGACATGGCTTCTGCCGCAAACTCAGTCAGGCTAGTCATACCATACTGCTTAACCAATTCCGGATTGTTTTGCAATAGGTGGTTATAAAGATCTTGTAGTTCGGCTAGTGCTTTGTTACTTATAACCCCACGCTCAAACTCAGTAATCAATGCGTGCATGTACGCGTGCACTGCTTCATGCAATACAGTATGCGAATCAACAGCACCTTCTGCAATGTATATGGTATCCGTAAATGGATCATACTTACCATCGGCTTCACCCAATTGCTCTTTAGGTACTATTTCAATCTTTGGATTTGAATACCGTTTGTTCTGCAGCAACCGTCTAGCG